TTATTGACCAAGACAGTGGGGAACTGTTGGGACAAAAAGTTAGGCGCACAGAAACAGAATGTGATGCGTTCCTTGGGAAAATTCTGAAAAATCCAAAGTTTGATGAATTTGTTCAAAGTCGTTTCCGATTGAGTGCCCCAGCAGCAACAGAAGAAGTTGGTCTTTCGGAGATTGATGACGAATGAACCCCATAAAGTGGCTCTTTAACTTCATTGGAGTGACTCGGGAACCATATACCGTTGTTGAAATGAAAGTTGACAAAGACCATTTCAGGCAGGGGATTCGATTGAACTCCCCTGCCAAATACAAAGATGTTGTTGTCACCGTTGCCCCAAAAGTAAGTGTAAAAATCGTTGACGATAATTTAGTCATTGGTTTTGACTACATCGTCCACAAAAATCCCAAAAAAATAGAACTCAATGATAGTGAACTGCGACCATTTATTGGAGCAGCAATCACTGACATGATAAGCAAGGACTACAATGCATTTGGAATCACTGATTCTCAATATCCTCCTCAAAGACAAAGCGTATCTCGATAAGAGTATTCACTACCTCCAATCTGACTATTTTTCGAGTCGTCCAGAAAAGGTTGTCTTTGAGTGTATCAAGGAATTCTATGAAAAATATCAAAAGGCACCAACAGCCGACATTCTGAAACTCAGCGTAGATGAATTGGTTGGGTTGTCTGATGACGAATTCAAGTTGACCAAGGACACACTCAAATCTGCTGTCGCTGATCAATATGAATATGACTTGAAATGGATGTTTGACTCAACTGAAAAGTTTTGTCAGGAAAAGGCGGTCTATAACGCCATCATGAAGTCAGTGAAGATCATCAGTGGGGATGATAAGAAAACCCCAATGGGAGCCATTCCAGAGCTTCTACAATCGGCATTGGCAGTGACGTTTGATAGCAAGACCGGACATGACTATTTTCGTGACGCACAAGAGAGGTATGACTTCTATCACAAAGGTGAAGTCAGAATTCCGTGCTCCATTGATCTCATCAACAAAATCACTTCCAATGGGTTTCCAAGAAAAACTCTCTGTTTGTTCATGGCTCCAACTGGTGGTGGTAAATCTGCAATCATGTCATCTTTGTCGTGCGACTTCGTTCGTCAGGGACAAAATGTCCTATACATCACGCTCGAACTAAGTGAAGAAAGGGTCTCTGAGCGAATTGATGCCAATATGTTCAATATCCCAATGGGAGATGTTAAGAAACTTCCCAAGGATGTTTTCTTGGATAGAGTCCAGAAACTTGACAGTAAAAGTCATGGTCGATTGATTGTCAAAGAATATCCAACAGGAACTGGTTCGGCAGCAATGTTCAAGACGTTCATCAATGACCTGATTGCCAAGGAAGGATTTAAACCAGACGTATTGGTTGTTGACTATATGGGGATTACAGCATCAGACAAATATCGAAATTCGTCAACAGCAAATTCGTATACCACACAAAAAACAGTGGCAGAAGAACTACGAGCATTGGCAATGGAATTGGATATGCTTGTCATTTCGGCAGTGCAAACCAATCGTTCGGCATACAATGCATCGGACTTTGATATTGAATCAATTTCTGAATCTGCTGGTATTGTCATGACTGCTGATTTGCTTTTGGGCATTATCCGAACAGAAGAACTGGATGAGTTGAACCAAATGATGATAAAGCAATTGAAAAATCGTTTTGGTGACCCCAACTACTATAAAAGGTTCGTTGTTGGCCTTGACAGAGCAAGGATGAAGATGTACAATATCGAACAGAGCGATAGCAGCTATTCTCAACCAGAACAGAAAAATGAACCTGCACTTGATGCAGCCCGTTATGCAACTGGGGCAGTTGCTTCAACAGAATTTGACTTTGACTGATGAAAACCATTCTCGACACCAAACCAAACTATACAGAATCCCATGCAACATCAAACGGATGGGTTGATAGTAAAACAGGAGAGCTTTTGGTTGCTATCCCACACATGCGACAAAAGTTGTTGGACGACCATGCTCGAATCGTTGCAAAAATGAAAGAAATGGAACCAAATGAGTAATCCACTCTCAGTCCCAAATTGCATGATTGATTTGGAGACATTAGACACAGACCTAACTTCACAAGTTCTTTCGATTGGTGCATGTAAATTCAATGAGAATGGAATCATTGACAAATTTTACATCAATTTGAAAATCAAGGAAGGCGCTGCGTTTGGATTCACAATCTCAAAAGAAACCTTGAAGTGGTGGAAAGAACAACGACAAGAAGTGATTGATTCTGCTATCAAAAATGCAGTTGGTTATGTTGATGGAGTCGATGCATTCCTGAATTGGTATGGAGACTATTCGATGCCAACTTGGTCGAATGGAGCCGACTTTGACATTCCGATCATGAAGCACCACTTCACTGTCCTACAAAAGACCATACCTTGGAAATACAAACACACCAGATGCTATCGCACAACAACTGCATTATTGGGAGACTTGGTTCCAATCCAAAGAACTGGAATGGCACACTGTTCGGTTGATGATGCGGTATCACAAGCAGAACATCTTATTCAGATTCTGAAATAACTAAGGGAGCAATTGCTCCCTTTTTTCTTTATCCCATATAGAACGCCATTGGTGGTTCCTCATATACGTCTCGCAGTTCCTGTTCGAGATTTTCAATTTCTCCAACAGCTTCGTCGTATATTCCTTGTCCGTCCAATGCAACACCGCCAATCAATTGAACCCCCTGAAACTTCTTCAGGTTTGATCCCCATTGACGTTTAAACAACGCAGTGGTATATTTCTTGAACCACGACTCATTCAAAATTTTAACGTATTCCGTTGGATCGAGGGCGCGATGACACTCAATAACAATCCAATCGTTTTCATTGATTTTGCTTCCCCATGAAACATCAATGAACAATTTGTCCATGACATGGTTGAATCGAAAAAGAGGTTTTCCATTTAACATTTGATCGAGCATTGTGGTATACTGCATCAACTGTTCATAGTAGACAATGTTAGTTGACCCCATATCCCAAATGTCATTCATCCGAAGTTGATACTGCAAAGAGAATGGCGACGACAAATTTCCAGTTCCATCGGTCATTGACATGACTCGACTCACTCCCGTTACCCAAACCGGCAGAGGGAGAAATTTGTTTGCCATGTCAGTTGCTGTTACCTGAATCTTCAGATAAGTTCTTTCTGTTCCGGCATAATGATATGTCTGAAACTTTTGGAGAGCTTCCTGATACCGATCTTCCATTTGCTCATCGGTAATGTCTACAGTGACAACAGGGGCACCGAGAACCCGAAGACAGTATTTTTTAAATTCTGTTACGTTTGTGATAGCCATTATACTACTCCCATACTGACAAATGCTGTTCCTTGATGTGAACGAAGGTCGATACCATCCATTGTCATCTGAATGGTATACATGTATGACAGTCGGTCAAGGGGTCTCGTTTCGGCATCCGTTAGAGTAATTTTGAATTTACCGGCAGGTCCGTCCAAAATTTCAAACACAAAGGGTAGCAATGCAGGAGATTCTATGTTATGCTTCATACCACCAACAAAAACAGCCGTGGTGATGTCTACCGGCAAATATGTTGCCGGATTCATTACTCGAAACACTTTGCTAAAATCTTGACCTTGGTTGATATAGATGTCCCTGTTCATTGTTGGAACAATTGGTGCTCCAGAGAGTCCAGTGTCATACCAAACAATTGAGTCATAGACCCCATATCCATCATAAGTTGTTGCCATAAATTCCCCTTTCTTTTACTTAGGAAAACCATGCAAGCCATCATTGACCTCGAATCAACAAGCAAGAAAACCGAAAAAATGGAAATTCTTGTTCGAGAAAAAAATAATGAAATCCTAAAACAATTTTTCCGACTGTCCCTTGACCCATACATTGTGTTCTATATCAGGACAGTTCGGCAACACACAGTTGATGTCCCTTCTTCGATTTCAGAAGTAATGGATTTTCTTGAAAACACCATTGCTACCAGAAAATTGACAGGACATGCAGCAATGGAAGCTATTTCGGCTCGCATGGTAACCCTGAGTTCAATTGAGAAAAGCATGGTTGAGCGAATTCTTAAAAAGTCTCCTGACTGTGGGGTTAGTGATAAGACCGTAAATAAAGTTTGGTCTAACCTAATCCCAATCTATCCAGTTCTATTGGCCGAACCATACGAAGAAAAACTTGGGAAAAAATTGAATTGGAAAAATGGGGTTTTCATTCAAACAAAGTCGGATGGAGCACGAGCAAATATCATTGTTGATGGCGATGGGAACGTAACGGTTCGCTCTCGTCAGGGAAATTTGATTGAAACCCATCAAAACTTTTCATTCTTGTCCGAACATCGAGGATGCGTCTTTGATGGTGAATTGGTCACCATTGACCCAACAACAAAAAAGATTGATGTTCGTCAAACTGGAAACGGCATCATCAACAAAGCCATTCGTGGAACAATAAGTGAAGAAGAATCTTCTCGACTTCACATGGTTGTTTGGGATACGATTCCATTCAAAAACTTCGTGAGCGTTGAATGCGACATCCCATATTCTGTTCGATTTGAAAAACTCCAAGAACTGGAACTTTCGAAACAAGAAAAAATATCAATCATCTGGTCAAAAACCATTCACTCACTTGAAGAAGCCCAATCAATTTTGGCAGAACACCTTGAGCGAGGCGAAGAAGGCGTTATGCTCAAGGACAAAGACTTGATTTGGGAAGACAAGCGAAGCAAGAAGCAACTCAAACTGAAACTTGAAGTTGAAAATGATTTTGAAGTGACTGGATGGACTGCCGGTGAAGGATTCCTTTCTGGTAACATGGGGTCTCTCGTTTGCTCGTCTTCTGAGGGTAAAGTCACTGTCAATGTATCGGGATTCTCATTGATTCTTCGGTCACAGATTTTTGCAAATATCACTGGAAACCCAGTGCAATATTCAGTGACCGACAATAACATCACCACAACACACACAGTCTTTCCCGGAGAAAGTGAAATCAACATTTCGTCAATCATAAACG